TAATGCAGCCACTATCTCACCTCCTGGCTATCTTAATACATCACGGCTGTTTCTCTTAAATCGGCCGTGAGAACGAGTGCATAATCCACAATTACTTTTGTGTGCTTGATCATGTGTGATATAAGTTTGACACAGTCCTTTATATTCAATTAGTTGTGCTGTGCAAACGCCGTTTTTGTTATTAAGGCATTTACGTTTAATGCATTTGACTTCTGTGCTCATACCTTCTCACCTTTAATACATTTGTACGCTCAAATCCGATGACTAGTTGGTTGTTGTTAGGCTATATAGTTGTTGGAGGACTTATAGTCCAGTCATCAGATGTCAGCGTACAACGATACAGGGCAAGCTCATAATGTATAAGCTTTAAAATGTATGTGGACATATTCGGCTCGCCCTGGTTTCATTGTGCAGTAAATTTCATTTTTACATATTCCCTCTCCTTAGCTTACGCGATCGCCTACATCATAAATAGGGGCCCCTATATTTACAATGCTACATACAACAAAAAGCACGGTCGTCATCACCGTGCTTTTTGCTGAGTTGTGTATAAGAGAGGATTTGTGTTAGATGACTAATGACACCTTTCACAACTACATTATACTATGTCAAGTCGGTTCATTTAAGTCCAAAGTACTCCAAAACAGTCCAAAGTACTCCACTATGAAAGTAGCTCCCCTAATTCGTTCAATGCTTTATTTTTTAAATTGAAGTAACTGCTCTTTTCGTAATATATCATCGCTTGCACTTTCTTAGGAAATGCCCCATTAATGTACTCTTGCGCTAATATAATACGCCCTGGTATGCATTCTATCTTTTCAATTAAAGCCCTTGCTTCTTCCCTTTTAGCAATAAGCTTTGCTATCTCCCGTTTCTTGGCATCTACCGTATCAACAAGTCTAGCCACATCCCCTTCAAGCCCTGCCGGCGTACCCCCTCCGGATACTCGGTCTTTGGAATAATCAATCGCCGATAAGGTGATGATATCATACTGCAGTTTGCGAATATCCTGTCGTAGGGATTGAATACGTATAGCAATCATCTTGATATCTTGTAAATACGCTGTCGCCTTTTCTTTATAGTCACTCATGAGGCATTACCTCTTTGATATACCGGTCTAAATACCACCGCGCTTTTTTTAGGTCTTCAAGTTTATCTCCCTTATGCCCTGCTCGTGCGATGTACTTGATAACATTACCTAGATGATATGGAAGCTGTTGATCCTCGATAAAATCGATAACCTCGATATTACCGCGCGTGTAGTGTGAAGGATGATTGATGACATCTTCTTTAGTTGGAATCTCGACGGGCTTTACTTCAGGCTCTTGCACTATCTCTACTGCTGCAGCCTCATCCTTTTTCTTAGGCACCTTAGAGTATTTAGGAAGACACTCTGGGCAATATTTAGGCCAACGGCCTTGCGCCTTTTCCTTTTTATGAATAAAGGTCGCCCCACATCCTTCGCATGTTAACTCTCTACTAACGCCTGTGCCAGGAGGTGTCATAATTTTTTCACACTCAGGGCAGTAGTCCTCGTGTGTTCTTACTGTAAATGTGTCTCCACATCGTCTGCATTTCTTTTGCATATCTCTACTCCTTATACAATTCTTTACGATATTTAATAGCTTCTAAGAGGGCATCCTGCCCAGCTTCTTTACGTTCTAGTGCTTTCATGACTTGCTCATCCATTGTGCCTTTGGTGACTAGGTGATGGATAATCACGGGTTGTGTTTGCCCCTGTCTATGAAGCCTTGCGTTCGCTTGTTGGTATTGTTCAAGACTCCACGTCAGCCCATACCATACGATGATATTGCCGCCGGCTTGAAGATTTAAGCCGTACCCTGCTGATGCGGGATGCGCCAATAACATCTGTATCTTGCCTTTATTCCAATTAGCCACGTCCTCGTCGGTCTTTAACTCAACGACTTTAGGGAACGCGTCCTTAATCGCTTGAAGATCATGTTTGAAGTTGTAGAACACTAATATAGGTTTCCCCTCATTCGTTTCTACTAATTCCTTTAATCGTTCTACTTTCTCGTTATGTACAACTACGATATCGCCATCGTCATTATAGATAGAACCGTTGGCCAGTTGTAACAATTTACCGGCGAGTGCTGCTGCATTAAGGGCGCTTATGTCGTCATCATCTACGATACTTAGCACATGCTCCCGTTCCATCTGTTTATAGAGTTCCCATTCTTTAGGACTCATTTCTACAGTAATTACGTTTTCAATGCGCTCTGGTAGTTTGAGATAGTCCTTAGCTTTTAAGCTCATACAAACGTCTTGGATTTTACCAAATATCGCCTTATCGCCACCTGGTAGTAATCGGTAGCTATACACGACGTGCCCGTTTGTTTTGTCCGGTGTAAAGTAACGGCATCGGAACTCAGTAAGCGTTTTACCTAATCGGTCCCCGCCGTCTAGTAAATACATCTGCGCCCAAATATCCATTAAGGTATTCGGTGCTGGTGTACCGGTTAAAATGACAATGCGTTTAAAGAGAGGTCTCATTTTACGCATAGCCTTAAACCGCTTAGCCTGTGGATTCTTAAAAGAAGAACTTTCATCGATGACTAGCATGTCAAAGGGAAATTTCTTTTTCGGTTTTCCGAAATAGTAGTCATATAACCACTGCACGTTCTCACGATTTATCACATATATGTCAGACTCACTATTAAGTGCGTGTATGCGTTCTTTTTCGGAACCTAACACCTTAGCCACTGTCAGGCATCTTGTAGCACTCCACTTTTGTGTTTCTTGCGCCCAGGTAGATTCTGCTACTTTTTTAGGTGCGATGAGTAACACTTTTTTTATAGTGAAGTTATCATACATAAGCTTCTCTATCGCAATTAACGTGGAGATTGTCTTCCCTAAACCCATATCAAGTAACAGCCCGTAGTGCGAATGGTCAATTATCCGCTGAATAGCAATCTCTTGGTACTCGTGTGGATGAAAGTCCATGAATTACCCTTTCTATAGCATCTAAAAATAACTTAGCATCTAGCTTACCGGTTAGGACAAATACTATGGCGCCTTGTTTACGCAGCCTAGAAATCTGAACTCGTTGATTAGCCATTAACTTTCCTTGTGTGGACTTCAACTCGATAAAGATAACACTGCCTCCAGGGAGTATTACAATCCGATCCGGTACACCGTCATTTCCAGGTGACACGAATTTCATATATATGCATCCCAGTTTTTTGAGTTGATTTCCTAACCAACGTTCGATATCTTTTTCTATCGTTCTCACCTCGTTCTCAATAAATAATCGGCAACAGGCCTCAGCCCATATAAAATATGGCTTCATCGGGGTTGTGTTGCCGATGTTTTGTTTTTTTTACTCATATATATATATACGCGTATTTGCGTTTTTTACGTGTATACGTATACAAGCACTTATTCATATATTTATTATTTTTAATTAATAGTAAATAATAGAAAACATCGGCAACAAATTGCATTTAAGATAGATAACAACTGCACCAAACGTGTTGCCGATTTTGTTGCCACATGTGTTGCCGTTGCCGATTTTTTGACTTATATCAAAATTCATCGATGTATAGGCATGTATAAAAATTATTTCGATAAACGTCAATATATAAAAATTAGCTAATCGGCAACAAAAATCGGCAACACGATTATTTACGATTTTTAGTTATCGTTTTAGCCTTATTTTGAAGAGTGCTTGCATCCCTAATAAACGCTCTTTGAACACCATATAATTTACCGAAGCGCATCTTCCCGACACTCTTTGAATAAGGACTCCACCCTTTAATAGACTGCAAAATGTCAATGATTTCTCTTGCCTTTGCGTTCTGCAGGTTCTTCCTGTCACCCTCCATTACTTCACACCATATCTCAAGGGCACAAACCCGCTCCCGCTGCACTGAACCACAATAATCGTCATCGCCATAATTCCGGATATACTCCCTGCGATCGTAGATATCTTTAGACTCCCAATCTTCAGGTAGTTCCATCTCGAGGTACTCTTCAATAAGACCTACGAGCTCACCGCCTTCTGTGTGCGATAATTGGATTCTAAGAGCTTCCTCTTCAAGTTCGCCCTCTAATACAAGAGGTTCACCTTCTGCCCAATACGTGAACGCTTCCGCCCATAATTGGTCAATTTCGTCCTTTGACAACTCCCAGGCGTTCTTAGTCTTGCAGTCCTTATCACCAGTGATCGGCCAGAATCGACGGTTACCGGTGCGGTCTTTTAGGAACATAAGATTATTAGTGGAACCGGCAAATACACACTGTCGAGGATACTCTTCTGTTCGTCTACCGTAAGGTGAACGGAACCGGTCAGAGGTACGACTGATAAAGGCTTTAACGATTTCGTTATCGTTCTTGTAGGTCGGTGCAAGCTCAGCAAGTTCATTGATCCAAGAGCCTTGAATTTGTTCGAGGGCGTCTTTGGTTTTGATATCGACGAGAGAGTTATTAAACCATTTACGACCTAACCGCTCTAGTATTAAGGATTTACCAAGACCTTGAGAGCCGTATAACACAATCGCCGTATCAAACTTAACGCCAGGTTCCATTACTCGTGCGATAGCGCCACACATCCATTTGCGTGTAACAGCCCTAATGTAATCGGTATCCTCCGCTCCGATGTAATCAATAAAGAGTGTGTCAACTCTGCATTCACCATCCCAAGTTAAGCCGGTTAAGTATTGGCGCACCGGATGGAATTTATTATCTTGCGTGACTTCCTGGAGTGCATCGTCGATAATGCCTTTACCCTTGATAAGGTATTTTGTAGCGAAGTAGTTACGTAGGCACGCATCGTCGGTGTCCGTCCAGTAAGGGGTTTCATCCTTACCTCGCCACGGAAGATCGTCAATCACGACTAACCGATGCGCGAATTCATCAAGACGGATTTTACCTTTTAATGCAGGGTCATGTTTAAGTACTACCAAACAGTTGAACACATCAGATTCAGGCGTACCGTTTTTATCACGTTTTAGCTTTGATAAAAAGTCTTCGTCATCCTCTGTGATATCCTCAAACTCCATATCTGCCATACGTTCTTTGTCGAGCAGGATTGGTGCGGCTCCATCTTCGTTGACGAAGTCTACCATGGCCTTATAGCTTGGTAACTTGGTGACTACAGTCGCAGGGTCTTCGCCAATATCTTTGGCGCCGAATAAGTGGATGCGAACAAGGTCGAATGCATTAACAAGTTTACCGCTGATAGGGTCGGTCGCATGGTTCGAATAAGCAAAGGTGTCGTTATCGTAAATAACTAAACCGCCGACTGAGCTGCCTTCCGTATATGTGTATCGGCCCTCAACTTGTGTCGGCTCATACACCCCAGGAAGGAACTTTTCTATCGCTTCCGTGATACTATAGCACCTACAAAAGGCACCAAGTAAACCCTTTTTCTCTAATGGGTTACCTTGTTTCTTGGCCGCATCAAGACGAATTTGTGATTCCTTTTCCGATGTTGGCCAAAGGCTCGTATCGCGCCAGTCACGATATGTGCTTAGACATTGATCAACAGATACTAGGTTGCCTTCGCCTCGTTGATATACATACTCGACATCCTTAGGATGGCTTGGCCAGTACATCAGACGTTCAGCTTGGTGTGTGGACGGGTCAAAAGACTCAAGCCCGATATTATCTGCAATTCGTCTTGAGACTGCCTGGTACTCATCAGGCTGCATCGCTCTATCGACAGGGATAATTACGCGATATCGTGGATTAGTATCCGTGTGGCTATGTGTACTGTAGAGTACATACTCCATTCCGCCTAATTCCATGTCGAGGTCTAATAGAAAGTCCTCACTAGGGTTATCCGCATCAAGAGTAATCAAGTACCGCTCTTTAACAGCGCCTCTAACCCGTCTACCATTTTTAGGAATATAGCCCCCTACAAAACCACCGACGTCTTTCTTTTGGCCTTGATCAGCCTTAGACATCTTGGCGTATTCAGCAGCCGTTTCATTTGTTACAGTAGGCTCAGCCAATTTATTGGCCAAAGCACTCCAAGTCATTTTCTGAGACTTCCAGCTACGGGCGGAGCGACTTCTGCCCGTAGCTATGATGATATTTGTATCCATATGTTACATCGCTCCTCCCTTCGCAAAGTGGATGTCCCCTAAATATTTAGGTACTTGTAATCTATGCTTTTTAACCCATTGGCATACAGCATAATTAATGTTGTGATTATCTCGTACACCTCTGTTGTTTTTTAGCTTGGCCTGGTGTATTACGGTAAAGGCTTCAGAGGTATCTGTAGGATTTACCTCAATACACGCTACTGGACGACTGTTTTCAAACACACCAACAATAGCACATTTTTGCTCTTTAACTTTTTCTACATAGGTACCTACGCAGTTATTGAGTTGAACGCCTAGTCGAATTATGTCGTGTGTTGTTTTAATCACAGTAAAATCTAGACCATCAACGGAGTCTATTAACTTGCTATGGAGCATGCTGCGTTGTACTGGAACATTTTCTGCTTTTTCAAATTCGGATATACACACAATCTCATCATGCAGATCCTTAATTTGAATACGTCTAGCCCAAATCTCCTTTTTCCTACTTCTTGATAATCGGTTATACATATCCGCAGTATCTTTTACTTCCGAATAGGAGTCAGCATTTTTTAAGAATAATAGAACTCGACGTTCACCGTATTGGTGACGCATAAGCTTAAGAAAAGCAGTAACAGTAAGCAAGGCCCGCTCATCATTCCATATAGGCCATGATTGGATATACCTGGCTTTTCCACCTTCCTCTGCCACAAGGTCCGTGAATGCTTTCTGATAATCCATGCTTTTGAATATCTTGCTAGCAGTTTGGATCACCTTGATATAGAAGAAAGGACGGATAGTTAATAATTTCCGAACCCAGCGCTTATCCGGTACTTTATAAAGCTGAATAAGGGCTTTGATAAACGGTACGCCGGCACTAGTTAACTCAGTAATAGCAGAGGTACTTGTTAACTTAGACCCGAAAGGTCTGAAGTAGCTATCGTGGTCTCTAACTAACTTGTCATTTAATGCAGGCGCATCCGGCGCGTGCATCTTCCACACTAGATTATGGAGTAAGTTATCGAGCGCGCCGTATTTGGACGATAGTAGTACACCTTGTCTGATTGGTTTAACTTGATACCCAACTCGTTTTGATAACTTAGCGAAGTAAGCTTGTTTTAGCACTTTAGCAAAAGTCTGCAGCTCTTTTTGATACTGAGACAATCGACAATTAGGAGTTGCTACTAGCCAATGCAAGGGCAGCGATTTAGAGTAGAAGATAGATATATTAGGTTCAATTTCCGATACTATATCAGCGCGAGTACGTTTCTTTTGAACTAAAAATACCTTTCCTTGCCTAAAATCAAAGCGTAATATATCGATAAGATGAGGCTTGTAGCTAGGGTAGATAGATTGTGTATCGTTATCGACATATATTGTGTGATAGTCAAATTTAACATCAAGGATTGTCCCCCGATCAATAACCGATAGTTCTATATCTAAAGGAACATTATCGTTACCGGAGGCATCGGCTACACAATCACCATCGACGCCTCTAGTACGGATTAATTCTCCACATTGTGGGCAATAGAACTCAGTTGATATATAAGGGTCTACTATTTTGCCCATCCCAGAAGATACTGATGGCCACAAGCAGGCAAATGATTGGCTGCAATCCACGTGGTAGTGTATAGCAGGTGCCCAAGTGTTCACTTGTTTGCGCCGCACTAGGTCGTACAGCCTTTGTACTTGTAGATTGAATAAGACCTTCATAAGGCGCTATCCTTTCTCTTATAACAAATCGTCTAAATCATCTTCTTCAGGAGTTTCTTCAACTACTGGAGCTTCTACTACAGGTTCTTCAACAGGGAGAACGTCCTCTACTGGCGCTTTCTTTTTAGTACTACGTTTACGCTTAGGCTTTTCTTCTACAGCAGGTTGATCTTCTACTGTTGAGGTAGCTTCTGCTGGTTCTTCCACCTTAGGCGCTTCTGTTTTCTTACCGTTAAGCACCTTAAGTCCTAAATCGCAAGCAGCGATACAGCCTTCACAATACGCCATAGCGGCGTCTTTACGTTCGCTAGCTGGTGCATCTTTTACAAGTTCATATAAAGCGTCGATTGCTTCGCGTTGTTGTTGAATTTGTTGTTTTGAAAGTGTCATAAGAATTGTCCTCCTAATCCTTCATGTAGTAAGGGTTCTCAAACCCTGCTGCGTTTAATATGAGCCCTTCGTTCCAGGGTTCAGGTTCACACATAATATCTATAACTTCTTCTAAACTGCCTTCGCCTATTGGCGCTTCGATAACCACTTCGTCGTGGATGTGGGCTACAATTTTGTAACCAGCTTTGGCCAGTCTGAGCATTGCGGCTGCTAAGCAATCTCTTGCCACTGCCTGTACAATGTTTTCGACGAGCTTTCCGCCATAGGTTTCAACTCTGCCCCATGTATTCTTAACCTGATCCATACCGTCATACTCAATCGATTCACTACCGAACCGGTTAAGCCCGAGCCGAGGTCTTGCGTAGGCAAGTCTTCGACCGGATGGTAACTCAATGAACAGGAAGCCTTTCGATTTAAAGAATTTAATATTGCCTTGTCTGATTCGTACTGGTTCTCCTGTTCTCACGACTTGCTTTGCTGCGCTGTCTGCATCTTTCCAAAATCTCGTAATTCGCGGACTAGCTTGTCGCCATGCTTCGATGATTCCAGGGAGTTCGCTTTCAGGAATCTCACCTTTAGTGTCCATCGCTTTCATAGCTCCTACACCGCCACCATAGCCGAGTGCTAATTCAGCTACCTTGCCTTTTTGGCGAAGGTGTCCATTTACACCGTGTTTCTCAACTGGTACGTGGAACATGCTTGATGCGGAAGCGCAATAGATGTCTCCGCCTTGAGCGAATACATCTTGGCGCCACTGCTCGTGAGCAAGCCAGGCGATAACACGAGCTTCAATAGCACTAAAGTCAGCTACAATAAATCGGTGCCCATCTTCTGCTACAAGAGCAGTACGGATAAGTTGCTTAATCACATCACCAGGGTTTCCGTATAGTAGGTCTAGCATTTCTACGTCTCTACTTTTAAGTACTTCCCTAGCTGTGTCTAGGTCTTCTAAATAGTTACGAGGGAGGTTCTGTAGTTGTACTACACGGCCCGCCCATCGTCCACTACGCATAGCCCCATAAAACTGAAGCATGCCGTGGATGCGACCATCGGAACATACAGCGTTTTTCATGGCCAAGTATTTTTTGATGGAGGAGTTACCGAGTACCTGTCTATTTTGCAGTACCTTGCGAACATCAGAGGGGATATCCTGCGATAAGAGGCTTGATACGTCGTCTTTTCTCATTGTTTCTAGATCATATCCTAGTCTTGCCGTCAGCCACTCTTTAAGTTGCATCGTACTGTTCGGATTCTCTAATCCGGTTAATATCTTGGATGACTCGGTAGCCTCCGCCACAATTTCGTCGTTACAAGCAAGCGCTGCATCGACGAGCTCCATATCTACTTTCACGCCTCGCCAGTTGATATCTTGGTCGAGTAACCAGTACTCGTGCTCGATAGCCGGTGGTTTCAGCGAAAGTAAGCGTTTACGAATTGCCTTTTCTACTACCACGTCCTGGCGGTTGTACTCAATGTATTCCGCCCATTTCTCAGGTGCATCCTCTGGCATATTTCGTGTCTTAGGATTCGTCTTAGTTGGTTTTCGTGGCACAGAGAAGAACTGAATTAAGCGTTTACCTCTTGAGTCCTTGGCTTCGCCTAGTTTCAAAGCCTTAGACACATTGTCGAGGCTAGCCGGTAAGCTACAGTACAAAGCAAGTACCGACGTACATTCCCAGTTCGTGTAATCCGCATCAGGGTAATATTTTTTAAGGCACAGCATTTCGAATGCTGCGTTGAATGCGGTCTTTGTAATTTCCTTGTTATATAAGGCATCCACTACCCTTTCAGGTAGTGGATCCTTTGTCATATCAATTACTTCGACCGGTTCGTCATCGAAGCTGTAGGCAAAGAGCAGTATTTCAAATGTTGTATCATCAACGTATCGCTGGGCCCCATATTTAATAGGGCAGTCAGAATACGTTTCCACATCAATACTGAGCTCCATAATTGCCTCCTTAGATTAAATCGTCATCGTCCATATCGCCTAAATCGTCATCGCCGAAGTCATTAGCAGATACATGAACTCCACCTAGGCGGTCACCATCTTTAACTTTACGAACACCATTTAGACCAAAGCCTACACCTTTTTTACCGTTGAAGTTGTAAGCGAACACAGAAAGTGCTACCTGCGCATACACGCCAGAGTAAATTTCTTCTTCAATGTCGAACTGGTCCATTTTGATTTTGTCCCGAGTAAACACGATAGGTTGTTTATCGCTATTCGCATTAATGAAGAATTTACCAGCATATGTTTCAGGTTGGTCTGCTACTGCTTCATCTGTATCGCCATCACGCAAGTTCAATTTAAGATATGCTGCTTTACCTTCAACCTTAGCTACTGCTTTTGGATCAGCCTTAAGTTCTTCAATCGCACGTTCAAAAGCTTTGATTGTTTTCTTATCTGTTTTGTCGATAATGATTTGGGAGCTATATTTTGCTTTGCCGTCGTCGTTTTTACGAGGTTGAGCGATGTTTGCATAGGAAAGTCTTACGATACCAGTTGTTAATTTAGCCATTGTTACGGTCTCCTTATTTCTTAAATGGGTTACAGTCATGTTCGAACCCTATTACTGTACTAAATAAATTATCTAATTCATCTTCGATGTCGGACCGCTCATCATCTAAAGCGGTCCATTTGTCGTCATCTTCCCATGGAGGTGAACCAAACGAGTTCTCCTCCAATGTATAAGACGCTTCTATTGCCTCGCACCTTGCATTTACAGCATAGTAGCGGACATGTAAGCTAGTAGCGTAAGCAATAGTAATTTGGTAGAGCTCATCGAAGTAGTGACCTCGTTCGCGGAGCTCTTTTGCGATTGCATTAACAGTTACCATTGTTACACCTCGTCATCAAATTCATTTGCCATTGTTTCAGCGGTATTAATCGCAGGGCGTTTATCGCTTTCCGGTACAAGTGTAGGCTTGCCTTCCGGTTTATCGATATAGGATTCTAAGTATTCGGCAACGCCCTTTTTACCAAGAACCTTTTGTAGGTTAGTGATACCTTCGAGTTCTCGGGGCTTGAATATGTCTTCTTCCTTGTAGCCATTGTCGAGCAATGTTTTAGCAGCAGCGTCTGGATCCGTGATAGTACGTCGTGATGTACCTTCTACTAATTTATATCCAGGCCACTGTTTCTCACCCGATAAGGCTTTCTCGTACGCAAAATCGTAAACACCTTTAATCCACTTCGTGATTAAGTCCTTCATCCCCAGGATGTCAGATACTTCACGGTCAGTGAGTAATTGATTGAGCTTACCACCATTCTTATAGAATGTGTCAAGGCAAGTATCTGCTAATGCTCGGCAGGTGTGCCGTGCTTTACAGAAGTTACAGTAATCGCAAGGCGTACATTCGCCAATACCATCCCAGGCACGTTGTGCGATTGGTTTGATATCTTCGCCCCAATCTAGCAATTCTTCGAGCGCCATTTCATCGGTAGATACACTATCCAGTCTTGGCTGAACGATCGTCATACGAACTGTTTTAATGTCGTATAAGAACTCGTTTACATCGTAGGCACCTAATGCGTAGAGTCGCATTTGTGTGTTTTCAACAGCACTAACAGGAACGCCTTTGCCATATTTCAGGTCAATCACTTCCAGGATGCCATCCGCTACGATGACCATGTCGCCGGTACCAAATCCCTCTGGTACCCAACGTGAGAAGTCTAGCCGTGCTTCAATCATAGCTTCCGCATCAGAGGAACGAGCACGGGCTTCGTTTACCTTCTCTTCGCAAATATCGACATACCGATTAACGGCTTCTACCATTTCAGTGGAGTAGTCGTCTAGCTTAGGGGCTTTTTTGCCCTCAAGCTTATGTCGGAGAATTGCTTCCGCCAGGTCATGCGCTACAGTGCCTTCCGCAGCATACGGAGATTGTTCATCAGGGAACATCGCTTCTAGTCTTGCTGAAGGAGTACATACTAGCCACCTGGCACTACTTGAAGCACCTAGTAAGGCGTGTTTCTTAGCCACGGCTATTCACCCATTCCATTATTTGAATACGTTGTTCATCGGTAGCAGATGTAACCTTTTCAGCGCCGATGCTATCTAAGAAGGCTTTGAATTCGCCTTTAGCTTTCGTTTTATCGTCGGCTTTCGCCATTACGTCTTTTACTGCTTCACGAGTTGCTTCAAGGCTTGGCACTGCTTTTTCAGGTTCCACTGTTGGAGCTGGTTCTTCTTTAACAGGTTCAGATTTAGGTTCTTCCTTAGGAGCTTCTACTTTAACTGGCTCAGCTTGTTTAGGAGCTTCCTTCTTAGCAGGCTTAGCAGGCTTAACATCATTAGTTGTCCAGTTTTCGACTTCTTTAACTGAAGTACCTACAATAGATTGATATAGGTCTTTCACTTCTTGTTCTAATTCAACTGCTTTATCTACTGTGATTTTTAACTCGATCATTGTTCTGTTTCCTTTCGGTTTAACGATGTGATATACTTTAAATGGATATTTTTCTATGTGCCCTTTACGCATTGCCGTGCGTTGGGGCATTTTTTTTTGTGCCTAACTGTTCGCACTCATCAGGAATGCAATAGTCTTTATCAGGGCACGTTGTACAGTCTCGCAATGTCCTCACCTCCTTATACACATTTAAGAATCATGCGAATCTCTTGACCTACTAGAAGTCTATCCTTGAACGTATCTTGTGTTCGGAAATCCTCCATGTAGACCTCAAGCATTTCGCGATATATTTGAGCCTTAAACGTTTCAGGAGTATCTACTACCTCCCTATACGGTTTAAGGATTTTAACTGGCGAACCAAAAGTGTAGTCGATAAAACCTCGTATCTTCAATTTTGCTTTAATGTTACGGGTTTTATCATCCGACCACCCTAGTAAAGCCTTTACTTCTTCATTCGTTTGTACTCCGCTTTCGTTATAGGCGTTGTACAAAATTTCTTGTGCTGTCATTTCTGTTTCCTCTGTCTATATCTGTTTACGATTGGATGTATTTCTTTGCAGTTGTCACACACAATGCGGGGCTTACCAGTTAAGTAAGACCAGTTTGTATAAGGACTTTTTATTTTCTTATTGCAGACCTTGCAAAATTTATCTTTTGCCATATTCTTTTACTTCTTCTAGCCAGTAGCCTGCTAGCATCCAAAGAGTAATACCTAGCAGACCTTGGCAAATACCGGTCCACAAATCGATACGGTCTATATCAACCGATCCAACTGTTCCGACTACTAGAATTGCAGCGAGAATTCGCACTGCATAAATTACTTTCACCATGTTTACTCTCCTATTCGTGCCTGGCATCGTTTCGCTAACCAAGCATTAAACGACTCAACGTGGATAAGACGTTTGCCACCACGCTTACCGATTTTCATGGACGGAAAGTCAAAATCCTGCGCCCATTCGCGGATAACCGTTTCCGGTACGCTAGCAAGCTCTGCAGCTTCCGCCACCGTAATGCACATCTTAT